ACATGGGGCGTATTCAAGCCTCTAGACGGCCCTATGAGCGTTTTATTGATCGACTGCTGGCAGGACAGGCTACAGTACCCCGATCTGCGCCCAAAGGTCTTAGATGAGTACGAGGTGGTGTATGGAGAGGGACGAGACCGCAAGAGGGTGGATTTGATCTTGATCGAGGACAAGTCAGCAGGTATCAGCTTGATCCAAGACTTGCAGAGAGCGCACCTGCCTGTAAGGGCTTACAACCCTGGTCGAGCCGACAAGATGCAGCGCCTGAACGTCATATCCTCCCTGTTCGCTAGAGGCAGAGTCTGGATGCCTGAGAGCAGCCAGCGTCCACGGTACGTGAAGGACTGGGTAGAACCGTTGCTGAGCCAGCTCTGTGCGTTTCCTGACACAACCCATGATGACTTTGTGGATTCAACATCCCAGGCCCTGCGCTTCCTGCGTGATGCTGGATGGATCGACATTGATGGCCCAGCCCCAGAAGCTTATGACGAAGAAGATTACTATGACAGCGGAATGGCTAAACGAAAAGAGAACCCCTATGCAGTATGATGAGATAGTGACCACTCACTTATGTGATGGCAGGTTTGAGATAGTGGCTGACTACAGAGCATTGAGAGAGCTGCTCAACGATCCTCTCAACGGCGAGGAAGCTATTGAGAGACTGTGCGAGAGCCTGTCAGCATGGATAGATAGCCAATTGGACATTGATAACCTAATAGGTTAATTGACACCGTGTTGAGTCTTGTTGTACAATGGAGTTGTTGTCGTCGTGGTCAACAAAGTAAAGCCATTTACACATGCCTCGCCCCGATACTGGGGAACCACGACGGGGCAGTTGTAAGTGGCTTTTTTGTTACCGAGACAGCCGTCAGGGCGCGTCAGCTAAATGGTCTGCATGGACTGAACCCAACAAACACCGCACTCGTTACACCCGCGAGCAAAAGGCGACCAGCGTTGATTGACCGACTGGTAAAGCACACGGTAACTCAGGTGGAAGAAACTAGGCCGTATGTATAAGCGAATCAATCCCTCATGGGCACTTGGGATATACGAGCAACATATCGTACATTCGGAGCGGGCAGGATCAATATCCACCCTAGCCAAACCTTTACTTAAAGAGTATGATGTAGCCTTGAAAGGTTAAAATCCCATGAAAAACTTTATTGAACTAAATGTTGCTGACGAATTTGTACTTCGCTTCTACAAAGAGCCAATTGGGAATGACCAAAATGTGTATGTGTTGCGCGTGACGGAAGAGATTATCAAGCTGATTCAAGACGATTTGGATGCTTGTGTCAAACGCCAGAACGGCGTACTACAAACACACTGAGGTTCATTATGGACGACAAGGCAGCGTTTGGCTTCTATCCCCAACTGAAGCCTAAACGTACTACGCAAGATCCTGAAGCCGCCAAGAACGCACCTATAGACTTTTTGCGTGGTCGAGTTGCTGGCACTCTTGGAATGCCTGGCGACATCGAGCAACTAGCTCGTGATCTTGCCATGCTTGCTGGTGCGCCTGAGTCACAATCGTTCCTTCCTACTACTGAGCGAGTGCTGCCCAACATACCGCTTGGTTCAGATACCCCAGTCTCTCGTGCTGCTGCTGGTTTGGGTAGCCTGACCTCCAACCCTCTCGATGTTGTTAAAGCGGGTAAGCTTGCTGGCAAGGCCGCTAAAGCCGCAAAACCCGAGGTTGGTCAAGCGCTTGAAGAGTACATGTTCAAGCAGGGGCTGGCGCTTCCTGCAACCGTCTATCACGGCTCACCTCACAAGTTTGAGAAATTTGACTCCAGAAAAATCGGAACAGGTGAGGGTGCGCAGGTTTATGGGCATGGGTTGTATTTAGCTGAGTCGCCGGATGTGGCGGGACAATATGCAAATATGCCAAAGTTCAAGCAAGCGGTTGTCGAGAATCCAGAAGTAGTAGGGCGCAGTGGCAGAGACTTTTTGGGCAGGGTTGAGAAATTTGGAAGTGTTGACAGGGCAAAACAAGAGGCGCAGCAATTGCTTGAAGAAATGCGCTTACAAAACATTTTCCCTGCCGTGCAAGAGCAATTGCAAAACGAAATTGACTTGGCAAATTCTTACGGCGGCAAACTATTGCTGAGGCCTACTGGAGTAGAGCCGCAAACTTACAAAGTAGACCTACCTGACGAGAAGATAGCAAAAATGCTGGATTTTGATAAGCCATTGAGCCAGCAAAAAAACATTCTTGAGGCGCTTACACCGGAAAACATGGGATTAACTTTACGCCCATCAGTTGATGGTGGGTTTATGGCCTACTTAACTGATGGGAAGCCAATTGGCTTGCAGGTGAAAGGCGTAACGCCGGAAGTTTTTAGAGAACGTTGGATAAATCGATTGAAGGAGATGGGCGATCTTGAAGGTGGAGCAGGCCGTGCAGTTGGGTATCTTGGTGGCACGGTGCCAGGAGATTTACCACCACTTGTTGCAAAAGCATTGCGACAAGCAGGCATCCCCGGCATTCGTTACCTAGACGCTGGCTCTCGCGGTACAGGTAAAGGCACTTCTAACTTTGTAGTATTCCCTGGCGAAGAAGATGCCTTGACCATTCTTGAGCGCAATCAACAGCCTATAAAGAAAGAATCTACACGCCTTGCTGACAACCCTGACACCATGATGATGGAAGTAGAGGATCAGAAATTTGGTATAGGTGGAATGGCTGGCAAAGCAGTTAAGTCTGCTGTGGCTACAAGAGAGCTAGAGAAGCAAGCTGTACTAAGGGCTGAAGCAGCCGCCAAGAGCGCTGCCAAGCAAGCCCTCATGCCCCAATACAACGAAGCAGTAAAGGGCATGACACAGAAGCAAAACCCTCTATCGTTTGAAGAGTGGAAAGCTATTAACTACCCAGAACCTGAAATGGCCGAAGGTGGTGCTGTATACAACACAGACCCTGACATGAGTGATGGTGGGCGGATTATTGAAGGCCCTCCATTCAAACACGGTGGCGATGTTAACCTAGACGCAATGTATATGGCCGTGAACGACGCGAAGTTTAGAAGGAAGTAAATAATGGCAACAGAATTCCCCATCGACCCAGAGTTTGGTCGAAATGAACCACCTGCACCTGAAGATCAAGGCATGGAGGTGGATCTAGACCTAGAAGAATCTAGCATAGAAGAACTGCCTGATGGCTCTGCTGTGGTCACTATGGATAACTTCAAAGGCCCTGATGAGGACGAAGACTTCTACTCAAACCTTGCTGAAGACATAGACCCTTGGGAGCTGGACAAGATCTCCCTGCGCTATCTTGGGTTAATCGACAAAGATAAAGAAGCCCGCTCACAGCGCGACAAGCAATACGAAGAAGGCATCCGCCGCACAGGTATGGGCAATGATGCTCCAGGCGGCGCTAACTTCATGGGCGCTTCTAAAGTAGTACATCCTGTGATGGCTGAAGCTTGCGTGGACTTTGCTGCTCGCGCTATTAAAGAGCTATTCCCACCAGACGGCCCAACCCGCACCAAGATTCTGGGTGACGTGGATAAAGAGAAGACTGAGGTTGCCGAGCGTAAGCGTGACTTCATGAACTGGCAACTTACCGAGCAAATTGAAGAGTTCCGTGATGAGCAAGAGCAGTTACTGACCCAGCTCCCATTGGGCGGCTCTCAATTCATGAAGATCTGGTATGACGAGAACAAGAAGCGTCCTTGCGCTGAGTTTGTTCCTATCGACAACATCTTGCTCCCATTCTCCGCTGCAAACTTCTACACAGCCCAGCGCGTCACCGAAGTGATGGATATTACAGACTGGGAGTTAAAGCGCCGTATTAACTCAGGTCTATATCGTGACACCAATTACGTCCGCGCCACTATGGAGCCGGAACAAACCCGATCCGAGAAAGCCACCGACAAGATTGAAGGCAAAAAGATTGACGAGAATGAAGACGGCGTAAGGCGTATATACCATGTGTATACATGGCTTGAGCTGGAAGACGACTCCTACACCAAGGGAGAGTCTGCGCCCTACATCTTGATGATTGACGACATCGAGAGCAAAGTTATTGGCCTGTATCGCAACTGGGAAGATGGTGATGACACCATGTCCAAGCTGGATTGGCTGATTGAGTTCAAATTCATTCCATGGCGTGGAGCGTATGCTGTTGGATTGCCCCACCTCATTGGAGGCTTGGCAGCAGCCCTTACAGGCTCTCTGAGGGCTTTATTAGACTCGGCCCATATCAACAACGCCCCGACCATGCTGAAGCTCAAAGGCGGCAAGATCAGCGGGCAGAGCCAACAAGTTGAAGTTACCCAAGTGGTGGAGATCGAGGGTGCGCCTGGTGTGGATGACGTCCGCAAGATTGCCATGCCTCTACCTTTTAATGCGCCTAGCCCTGTATTGTTCTCGCTGATGGGCTTCTTGGAGAAAGCCGCCAAGGGAGTTGTCACTACTGCGGAAGAGAAGATTGCTGATGTAAATGCACAAGCTCCTGTAGGAACTACCCAAGCCCTGATTGAGCAGGGTGCTGCTGTGTTCTCTGCCATCCATGCCCGACTCCACGCAAGCCAAAGCCGTGTGCTCAAGGTTCTTGCTAGGCTGAACCGCTGGTACTTGGACGACATGCAGAAGGGTGACGTGGTTGAAGACCTAGAAATCACCCGTGAAGACTTCAAGCGCAACACAGACGTAGTTCCTGTGTCTGACCCCCACATCTTCTCTGAAACGCAGCGTATGGCCCAAATACAGGCCGTTATGCAGGTTATGGAGAAGCACCCAGACTTGTTTAACCGCAAGTCTGTGATTGAGCGCTTCTTGAAGCAGATCAAGGTGCCAGGCGTCAATGAGTTGATGCGGGACGTTCCTGATCCTGAAAAGCGGGATTCTGCCAACGAGAACGTGGCTATGTCTATCGGACAATCTGCTTTTGCTTATATGGAGCAAGACCACCTTGCCCACATCCAAAGTCACTTGGACTTCGCCAAAGACCCAATCCTTGGCGCAAACCCAATGATTGCTCCCGCATTCATCCCCCATGTGATGGAGCACATCAAGCAGCACTTGA